CGACTTCTAAGTTTTTATCAGCTGCTAACGATTCTAAATATGTAATAATATCTGAACTACGAAGTTTAGCTCTTGCCGCAATAAGCAATCGTGTTACTAATTTTTTAATTTCAGCTTGTTGCAGTGATCTTAAATTAAATAGTCCACGTCTTATTCCTTTATAGTCTGTGTTAGTAATACGTAAAGCAGTTTCTACTTTAATAAAAGTTTGTGCTTGATTACTATTTGTGCCAGCAGCAACAGATGATATGTAACGATTAACAGCCATAGTAGGTAACGTAGTTGTTTTACGTAATGCTAATGCGGCACCTGGATCTTTAAGTTTACCTAAAGAACTATCGTCACCAGTTACAAAATGTATAAAGTTATACAAGTCTGTACCTGACATTCTAAAATGTTTGTACGAATCGTGTGTCGCTGTTAATCGAGCATATGCTTTTGCTTGTGGCTTGTATGCTGGGAATTTATCTAGCAGTTCTAACACCAGCATAGAAAGATAAAGACGCTCACAACAATCGGTATATGTTAATACTCGTTGATTGTTTGCATTGCGAGTCATTCTCGCTTCGTGAATATCTTTAATAAAGTCCATTTATATTACTTCACAAACTTATTTTTATGTACAAATGCTAACATTGTTTGTAAGCCTTTTGAAGACTGTATGTCCTTCATTATTTTTACTTTTACTTGTGGTTTAATGTTTGCACTTAGCACTCTAAGTAATGCTTCTGCTTCTGCATGTTCAACTCTATGTGTTTTTCCATCGTCAGTAGTAACTGTACGTACTGGATTTTTAATATCATCATCATCTGCTGAGTCTGATACTTTCATAAGTTGCACTTGCATTGCCTCTTGTTTAAAGTTTGTCATGTCACCATCATCTTTATCAAGTTCCATGCCGTGTTTGTCTAGACCCGGACGGTAATCCATATCAAAGTCCGCTTCTACAAATTCATTAATTCTCATTAGTTTCTCCTTATCGTTGAACTGCTCTATTGTATTTACTAAAAGTTTTTCTTGGAACAAGTTTTATGTCGCCTTCTGGATGTGCTAGTACATATCCTTCTCCGCCATCTACTGAATCATCATCACTAGACATTCTCTGTTTAACAGGTACGCCTGGTTGATTATCAAGTTGTGTAATAACGTCATCTTTAACTTGTTGTATCTTTGCAACTACTTCCCATAGTGCCTTAAAGCCTTGTTGATTGTCTGCTATATATTCAGCAATCTTCTTTTTAGCTGCACCACTTAGTTGAGGTCTTAATTGTACCCAATCTAAGAAGTCGCCACCTAAATTATCTAACCCAGTGTCTACTTTACTATTCATGTATGAGTAGAATACTTCTGGTAATTTTTTTAATTTTATTTCTGTAAGTTTGTTCATATCAAGCAATGTATCCATTGCAGCAGCATCTTTAGATATTATTGCTTTTAATTCTTTTACACTCGAATCGTCTATACTTGGTGCATCTGATACTGTAACTGGAGGAACAACTAGTACTTCGTTGCCTTCAAAGATATCACCGTTCTTTAATGGACCTTCAGTGCCGTCGGCACTTACTTCTCTGTGTATAACTATACCAACTGAACTTAATCCAATTTGTTTTCCTAGTTCTGATTTTTGTGCCACCATGTACTCAACAATATTTGGTTTGAATACATAATCAGTACCGTCAGTTGTTGGTTGTGTAAAATATAGCATATCGCCTTTAAAGAATCCTCTAAAGTCTTTCGGTGTTGCTTTTTCAAACGCTGTGTATGCTGATTTCATATTGCCAATTAGTACGCCATACCCTTCTGGATTCTTTGCATACCCTGGACGATTCTTTAGCATTGTTTCTACATCTTTTTCCGACTTTGCTTTCCCGTCATAACCTTTTGCTGTGAAGCCTGACTTATCTGTAAATATAAAGGCACCATCTTCGTCACGCCCGAATATTACTGCAGGACTTCCGTCCCATTTAACTGTAACATCTGTATGTCCGCCTTGCTCCATATTGATAAGACTTTGTAAAGCACGAGACGCTCCTTTACTAGGTGGGTTCTCTCTAAACACAAGATCTTCTAGGTGTTCAATTCGGGCACCTTCTGTTAAAGGTTGTCCTTGTTTTTTATTAAATTCAAAGAATCTCATCTTACTAATGTACCTGTTAAGTTAATAAGTCTAGATAATTGTTTATCAGCTAAAGTTTCTGGTAGTTCTAAGTTATCTCTTTCAAATGCTTCTTTGGCACTTGCAACTAGTTCCTCATAGTTAGGATCTTTCTTTATAAAAGCAATCATACTTTCAACTGTATGTGTATCTTTTTCTGTTGCGCCTTTGCCTAGTAGTAATGGAGCAATCTTATCCCATGTGTCTGCAACTACCTTATCATCTTGCTCAGGATCAACTAAGCCAAACTTAGGACTAAATTTTAATCCACGTCCTCTTGCTATACTAGATAATAATATAGCACGATGCCTACCGCCATACACATCAGTTCCACCACGCTTTGCGCCACGTTGAAACTCTGGATTGCTAGTAAACATGAAATCTGTTTGTACGTATCCTTCACCACCTTGTATTGGAGTGCGGAAATGTACTTGGTCTCCTGCATTATGAATCCAGCCATCTGTCTTTTTACGACCTTGGTTCATAATATCTTCTTCAGCAACGCCTTTGCTTTTAAGCCAGGATGAAAGTTTAGCAATTAATTGTTCTTTACTTACTTTGGTTGCGTCAGTATTTAAATCTAAATCACCTGACGAATTCTTTTCAAATTCTCCATCTGGATTGTTTTTCTTTCCGGTTGTACCTAACCAGTCTTCTTCGTCGTATGTTAATCCGGTAATCTTTTCTATAAACTGTATTGTAGGATGCACGTCTTTAGTAGCAATACGTTGCGTAAGGGATCCTTGTTCAGTTTTAAATACATTGCCGCCTTCTTTAAGAATCATTATTTTTCCCCTCAATTACTTTTTGTATTCCACGTCTAAATTTTCTAGGGTCGCCACTCTTGATCGAATTAATAAATCTTCGTTCAAGTTCACTTGCTGTATTTTCATCATATGTATCGCTAATTCTATTTAAAAGATTAATAGAACTTTCAATTATATTGTTAGCAGTGGCTCCTATCAGATGATCATCATTATTTGACCGGCCTAAGTTATTAAGCTCTTCTAATATACTTCTAGTTTTTTTTCTCATATTAACATTACTCCGATACAGTATTTAGTGAAATAATTAATAAATATTATTATACATGAACGAGGACAGCAATAACCAGGAGCAATAATGAGTTGTATAAACGATTTAAACCATTTAGAAAGATCATTGTTATTCGCTAAGTTATCACAACTAGCATATAATAACATAGATGAAGCAAAAAAGCAAGCAAAAAAATTAGGATTCACCACTGTTGAATTTTATGATAAGGACGGTGCTCAAGCATATCGTTTTATGAATAAGACTGACTTAGTAATAGCGTGTCGCGGAACTGAACCAACACAATTTGGTGATATTAAAGCAGATTTACAGGCATTACCTGTACTAGCAGAAACAGTATCAAGAGTACACAGAGGATTTAAGAAAGAAGTTGATGATCTTTGGCCTATGGTTGAACAAGATATACTTCGAAAGACTAACTTTAAAAAAGAACTTTGGTTTTGTGGACATAGTTTAGGAGCAGCAATGGCTACTATAATGTCAAGTAGAGCAAAATATAACCAAGAACTTAACGATCCAATTGAATTATTCACTTATGGTTCTCCAAGAGTTGGCTGGCCAACATATTGTAATAGTTTAGGTATCATTCATCATAGATGGAAAAATAATAATGATGTTGTTACTAATGTTCCTCCTGCAATTGTAGGATATAGACATCACGGTAATGAGAATTATATAAACGCCTATGGCAAACTGAGATCACCAACTGGATGGCAAAGAGTTAAAGATAAACTCAGAGGCATCTGGATGGGCTTAAAACAAGGTAAGATTGACAGCTTCTCAGATCACAGCATAGACGAATATATAAAACACATCGAAACAGCGTTAGGCGAATAAACTACTAACGCTTTCTTCGTTTGATACTCTACGTATTGCTTCACCTAACAAAGGCGCAACACTAACTTGACGTGTCTTTTTACAATTTTTAGGGCAACGATTGATAATCGAATCAGTAACCACCAATTCTTCAAGTACACTTCTTTCAACCTTCTGACATGCTTCACCTGACAGTACACCATGTGTAATATATGCTCTAACACTCAATGCACCTGCATCCATAATTGCTTTGGCCGCACTACATAGTGTTCCTCCTGAATCAACAATATCGTCAACTAGGATAGCATGTTTACCTTCCACATCACCAATTAATGCCATTACTTCACTCTTGCCTGCAGCAGGTCTACGTTTGTCTACAATAGCAATATCCCCATGGAACATGTCTGCAAACTTACGAGCTCTAACAGCACCGCCGGCATCTGGTGATACAAATACTGTAGGTTCTTCTGTATTAATATTATACTTAATATCTTTAGCAAATACTTTACGGCTTGTTAAATCGTCCACTGGAATATCAAAGAAGCCTTGTATTTGTCCTGCATGTAGATCCATTGTAAGTATTCTATCAGCACCTGATGTTGTTAATAAATTAGCAACTAGTTTTGCTGTGATAGGTGTACGACTTGCACTCTTACGATCTTGTCTAGCATAACCAAAGTACGGAATAACTGCTGTAATTCGATTAGCACTTGAACGCCTTGCGGCATCAATCATTATCAACAGTTCCATTAAACTATCATTCACAGGCGTTGATGTACTTTGTACTATAAACACATCCTCACCTCTAACATTTTCCTCAAACTCAACACTAGTTTCTCCGTCAGCAAATGTTGAAATGTTTGCTGGTACTAAGCCAGCAAAACAATGTTCTGCAATTTCTTGAGCTAAAGGTAAATTTGCGTTCCCTGCAATTATTTTCATTTTCAAACAGCATCCCTTTCTAAAATTGTATTATAAATGTGTTTCCAGTTTTTACATACTGTAATATCTGGATTCTTATTTCCCATGTTATGACCGTGTTCGATTAGAATTGGTTTAAGTCCTGCGTTAATACCTGCTACACAGTTTTCAGGTTTATCTTCTAACCACCATAAGCCACTATCTTTCCATTTAGCAAGAGCATCATCTTTATCAGCACCAGTATCTAAAAATTTAAATCCTGTAAATGCACTCTTTCCAAAAAGTTTACGCAAGTTCATTTTACGTAATTCACAAGCGTCTTTGTTTCTACTAAGACTTGTTACACAAATAAAATCATATCCATGTTCTTCATGTAATCGTTTTACATAGTACATAGCATCTCTTAAAGGAGGTAGAAATCCAATACTTGCACTTTCGTTAAAAAGTTTAACCATTTTTCTACTTTGATCTTTGGTTATTCCGTAACGCTCGCCAATGTCATACATGAATTGATAACCGTCTACTTTTGTGTGGCCGTGTTGTTCCATCCAGATAGTAAATGCCCACTCCCAATCTAGTAGTACACCATCTGCATCAGTTAATATTGTTTTTCTCACTTTATTCATAATCTCCTCTGTATGTGTATACATTATACACTATCAAAATAGCGAAGTCAACCTTTTTATATAGTGCTGTTAACCAAGAGAAAAGGTTATGCTGTCGAACATAACCTTTTCAATATTAAAGTCCGTTTGGTACGATAATATAATGTATCATAAGGACCAATGCTACTGAAGCACCAAGTCCTACCATCATCTTTCCAAAGTCTTTTGCTACAAGTGGAAACACACTCTTAGTCTTTTGCTTACCATAGTAGGTAGCCATTGCAAGTTCACGTCCTGCAAGTAGACCAACGAACACCCAAGTTGTTGACATAGGAATATCGTTGAGCTCTTTGAAGAAGTACAA